CCTGGCTTGGCTATGGGTATCAATCCATCTACTAAAAATTTTTGTGGCTCTGGCTTACCTACTAAGTTTCTAACAGCGTACTTTTGTATGCCTAGCTTATGCTCCATGAGTTCAGCTTTTACTTTATCCAAACCATGTTTTAAATATAAATCGTTGTAGTCTCCGCGCTCGCTCGGTAGTCTCACCGCACAATTCATTACAGCACTCGCGCACTCTTGCGCTTTCTTTTCACCAACACCATTGTCATCATTATCAAGCGCTAAAATAAATCTAGCACCTGTCAGCTCACGTAATTTAGAGGCTGCTTCCAATATAAAATTGGCACTAAATACGCAAGCTACAGGAATTTGGGTAGCTTCATAAACTGAAGCAGCAGTTGAGTAGCCTTCAACTAAAATTAATTTTTCTATATTTTTTATTTCTGCAAAGCTAGTACCAATTAAAAATACATTGCCTTTAATTTCTGATGCAGATTTGAATCTTTTGTTGCCTTTTTTATCAATAGACTGTAGAGAACGAAGCTCGCCTGATGTAGAATACACAGGAACAATTAAGTTTCCATTTAATTGCTTCAACCCATAACTTTTAACTTTTTTACTTGTGAGATATTCATGTTCAGTAGCCTCGTGGCATATATTCAGTCGTTCCTTTGCCTCCACAGCAACTTCATCTTGTCTCAGTTTCCTTTGCTCTTTCGCTTTGGCCGATGCCTCTTCCATTTGTTTATGTAGTGCTTGTTTGTCTACTACACTAAGGCTATTGGTATCTACAGAGGACCATTTGCCTTCAAACCCAGTCTTCCAGTTACCATAAGTACAGAACATGTGTTCGCCAACTTGGTTTACCACATAGTAACCACTACGTTGACCGCCTTTATCTGGTTTACTGTTTGTTGCATGAACTGGGACTCTAATTATGTCTCCAGTAATTTGTAAGAAGTCTACAAGCAATCCTTGTGCTTGCATCTCGTTTATTAAATCTTGTGTACTCTTTCCTGTATTAAAACCTAAGTCGTTATAGAGTACGTCCTTTTTCAGGTACTTTGTTAAATCCATTTGCAGCTCTCTGGTCATCTAACTCGGCTTGCACGTTAGCCCAGTTTAGATATTCTCTAACAATAGAAGTAAAGACTCGTTTTCTGTTCTCCCTATCCCATTGATGTAATGGTTTGTCTTCTTCTTTATATGTTAAATCTAAATATAAATCTTTGGTTTGTGCTATAGAGTATTCAATACCATCATCATTTAATTGTGCTTTATTAGGTAGCCTTTCGCCTTCACTAATTTTTTTTAAATGATCCATACTGCACGCACCAAGCCAATGTTCTCCATCTTGTTTTAAAAAAGGGCCAGCTGGACGCTTACAATAAGCGCACAGCGTTGGCCTACGTTTTGCATCAAAATGGTACGTCATCATCATCAGCTACACTTGATCCCATTGCTTGAAGATCAGCCTCTGATGGACCAGCTTGTATTGGTTTTTCGCTAACAACTTTTGGCTTTGCACTTGTTGATTGCCAAGTTTCACCAAACTTTTCATCTATTTCAAGATAACCGCTTTCACCTTTAATAAGTTCAGCAGATACACTCTTGCCCATAAATGCAGATGATGTGTCTTTTGGTGGTTCTTTGATACCCATGGCTTGCGACATAAGTAACATTGACTTAATGCCTTTGTCTACCACGCTTGGATTATCGTGTGCAACAGAAAAGACATGACTAATTCTTATACCAGAATCACCCACCTCAAAATACATCTTGCACCCGCGCCAACCGTTTTTACCTTCAATCAACGCCTCTTCTTCGCCTTGCCAATGCAGAACATGTCTACCTGGCTCTATCTTTCCTCTGCCTTCACCGACAGAATCAACATTATAATTTGTCAAATCCATAATTTACTCCTTTTTTATATCCAACATTTATATTCAACGCAGTCATCCTCTTTAGATCCACAATAGTTACAATAACCATCTGTGTACTGTGGATCATCACCAGGATCAAACTCGTTATACTCTAATAGCAATATCTCATTCATTTGAACATCTCCTTAGAAATTGTAGCCCAATCAAACGGCATTTCTGGATCTAAACCAAATCTATTTTTAGCTTGAAAACCAGGCGTTTGCTGGGTAAATATAGTTCTATCGCCTTGCTTTAAATGCGTTGTCATACCGCCACCTTTACCTTTTTTTTGTATAGTGCCAATTTTAAAATTAGCAAAAAATACAGCATCGCTATGCTCTATAACTAAATCAGCTGCTTTTCTATGCAATTTAATTTGATGTCTATCATGTGGCTCGCTTGATGGATCTTCATACCTTCTAACTTCATTGTGTGCAATTTGTAAGATAGTAAAACCCTTATCTCTGCATTTATTTAATATAGTCAAATATTCTTTCCATGTCTCTAATGCAGCAGCATAACCTTTGCCGTAGGCTGGCGAGCTAATATCAGGCCAACCATTTTTTTCGCATATATGTTCATGTATTAAAGTTTCTAACCAATCCAAGCTGTCAATGACAAGGGTTTTATAATCTTGTTCTGCACAATATGTCAAATTTGTTATGAACTCTTCATAACTTTTTGCTACATCAACGTGAGGACAATCTATTTTTCCGATACCATCTTCTGCTTGTATAATTACTGGGTTTTTCATTTGCGATGCAAAAGTAGTTTTACCAATACCACCAGGTCCATATAAAACTACAATTGGTGGCTTTAGTTTTGCCTTTTGTCTAATTTTAACTAAACTCATTCAGCCACCTCTATAACAGGTTCGCTTTCAAGTGACTCTTTAAGCCTTTTTGAAAAACCAGCTCTTGCCATGTCAAGTATCTCTACTTCAAAATTAGCATTACCAATAAGCTCATTCTTTCGGTTTTCTATTACACCAAGCTTGTTATAAAGCAAAACTTGCTCATCGTTGAGATCGTCAACTTTATATTGCTTACCGCCTTCTTCAAAGCTGAAAGCTTTAAGTTCATTATTTTCTTCTACCATTTTAGTCTCCCTTTTGGTTTTGTTTATAGGTATCACATACATCTTTAGCATTACACCAACGGCATCCGTCTTTACTGTAGTTATATGTGGGTATTTCTTCAAAGCAAGCATCAGCTGCTGGCTTTAAAGTTTCATAAGCCCAATCAACTAAATTAATAGCTGATATGGAATATGATCTAATAGGACCATCTCTATGCCAACCTCTTGGTTGCACGATAGTCATTTGAACTGTGCAGTCATCGCCGTATCTAGTTAATGCACCCAAGGCATAGATACGCATCTGTGGGTTGTCTGCTTCTACCGCCCACTTACCTGTTTTTAAATCTATTATTTCTATGGTGTCTTTACCAATAAGAATAGCATCTGCTGTTCCCCATAAATCTGTATGTATTTCTGGCATGTTTACCTTTTCTTCAATCAAAGGTCTTTTGATATCTAGCTCTTGTACTCTTTGATCTATGTAATCAACATAAATATTAGCGCAGTCAATCATCTCTTGATCTACTGTAATATCAAAATCTTCTACATGATGTGTAGTGCCTAAATAATACTCTTCTATGGTTAGGTTATTGAGTCTACCTTTTAATAGTGTCTCTACCATTTCGTGAATCAATGTACCAGTAGCAGCGGGTATTCCCACCTTGTATTCTACATCCATGCTCGCAAGTAATTGTGGCATACCTGGACATGCCATCCATATCTTTGCAGCTGATGGACTTAACTTAGCGTGTGCCATGGACGGAAATGTAAGAGTCTTGTTCCATTCTCTTCACATCATCAAGATCGTATTTAATCTTGCCACCAATCTTAAAATAGTTTGGTCCTTGACCTCTGTACCTTCTATTATCAATTGTTTTCTTGCTGACTCCCCATCTCTCTGCTAGTTCGTCAACCTCTATGGTATTTGATATGTCAAAATTCTTTTCTGATATTTCCATAAATTTCCCTTTTATTTATATTTTTGTTTATAATATACCAATATTACTAATTTACAAGTAGTATAATAATAAAAAAGTGGAGAAATTTTATGAATAAAACCGTATATGCACATATGAATATAGGAAATGAAAAGGATTGGGATCAAGCAATAGACAAGCTTGCAACCAATAACCAAGTAGCTGGTACACATTATAAGTCAGCTAGGATACAACCCATTGACTATATCTATGCTAACAACCTGTCTTATAACCTAGGTAGTTGTCTTAAATATATAACTAGAACTAAAGGTGATAAGAAAGATAGAGTAACTGATCTAATGAAGGCTAAACACTTTATAGATTTAGAACTACAGATGGTTCATGGCGTAGATTCTGATGGTAACGATATAGGTAAATATTCAGTAGAGGTTTCTCTGGATTAAGAGGTAACTATGAATTTTGATGCGTTTGACGATCCAATTCTTAAAGAAAGAAACGGAAGAAAACCTATCTATGTAAACAAACATCTTGCTAGAAAGTTTAGAGATTTTTGTGAAATGGAACAGAAAGAACCACATGATGTGGCTGAGTATCTAATATCTTTAGGTATGAACTCTGTAACACATTATAAAGATCCTACTGTGTCTGTTGACATTGAAGCTCTTTAAATAGGTTTTGTACATTTTTTAGCGAGTCAATCGCTTGGATATCTTCGTCTTGAACAGTTACTTGCTTCCTACCATCTGGAAACAAAAACATTACTTTTTGACAGTTTAACGCAACCAAAGCATATACATCTATATCACCTTTATCATAAAACCTAGTCTTAGAATGAGATCCACATCTAAGATCAAACCTCCAACTCCTTCTAGCTTTCTCTATTTGCTTTTGTGTTTTGACCTGGCACTTATAAAGAGTGTGGCCAACCTCAAAGATGATGTCGGCTTTAGAACCATGTGGCATAACAGTAACAGTATCAGAAAGGGTAGAAAGCACCGAGGCTACTAAATATTCTCCAGATCGGCCAACTCTTTCTGATTGGCGGGACATGAGGTTATTCTATTGGGGGGCTTAAAAGCTCGGAGGTTATTAAGGGCGTGGTTCTTTGTGCTGCCTGTGATCCAATATTTAAAGATTCTAGCAACGCTCTTTGTGATAATGGGCTTTGATATGATCCTAACGTCATAGAAGAAATTGCAGCGGCTATAGGATCTATTGAGGAAAATCCAGTCAAGGCTCCTCCTGCTGTTATAAATCTTGGTATTGTTCCTGATTCTGGTATTTCTCTGCCAACTATACCCTCTCCAAGCCTTCCTATATCTTGCAGTCTTCCTTCCCCTGTAAAGGTTCTTCTTTTCGCCGATGTTGGATCTAACGCCCTAGATTGTCTTAAAAGCTGAGTTGGCGTAAATGTAGTGTCTTTGGAGGATGCTGTTGCTGCTTTTGATATTGTTAGCAAATCACCATAAGCATTTTTAGCGTTTTTGTAATTTTTCACAACAGTTTGTGGATTATTTTTTATTAAATGATCTGAAAAAACATTATATATATCAGAATAAACCTCACCCATTTCTCTTTGCGCTGCGTCTGTACTTGTTGAGTAATTCCTTGCTTGTCTGTTTAAATACGAATCTGCTTTTTGTAAATCTTTACCAGTCAATTGACCTGTTACAGTTTTTCTTTTACTTTTTTCAAAAATCATTTTATTTAATTTTGAATTTATGTTTTTTATTTCTGCTTTTGTTAAGGGGCTATCAATTAATACCTCATTTATTTGTTGTTGTAATTCAGCAATGTTTTTTACTTTTAATCCTCTAACCGTTTGCTCCAATCTATCTAAAACAGTTCTTTCAAAAACCTTTGGAGCGTCTTCTAGTTTAATATCTTTAGGCATTTGATAACCGATTTTATCTAAAGCTCTGTTATAAACAGCTATATTAAATGTTTCTTTACCTCTTTTTAGAGCTTCGCTTGTTCCAATTAAAGGTATTGAGGTTGCTGTTTCTTCAAACCTTTTTAATCCTCTTGCCATTGGACCTCCAAGAGCTTGACCAGGAGTCAATTCAACTCCCTCTTCCATTAGCTCTTTGGCTTCTTTTGTTTTAGTGGGTAAAAGCCTTTGTGATACTGGGCCTAAAACAGCAGATGCAGCCCCACTCGCAGCACCAGATTTCAATCTTTCTCCAACATCCCCTTCAGCCATTCCTGTACCATAAGCTAATCCTAATCCGCCACTTTTCAAACCAGTTCCTAAAGCTGTTTTAGCCAAACCAAGACCGCCAGTAAGAAGACCTCCACCTATTTCAGATCCGTAAGCTAACGCTGGTTGTTCTTCTTTAAATGTTTGTATGTCTTGTCTAATTTCTTTAACCAAAGTTTCATAATCTTTATTACTAGCCAAAGATCTAGCAAAAGCTTCAACCTCATCACCAAAACCAAAAGCAAGCCCTTGACCGATGGCAGATCTAACGATATCTCTAAAACCACCAACTTCGGCTTGTTTTTGTATTGATTTGTTTGGTACGTATTTTCTATCTTTATATTTTGCCATTATTCAAAATCTGAAAGTCTAAATATAGTTAATCTTGGATTCACTGGATCAGTCATGTCCACATAAGCCTCACCATTTTTTATCTGACCAGAATCATATAAATCGCCAATATCCTGTTTATTTAAGTTTATCTGTTGATAGAGTGGGGGTACTAAATTATTTTTAAATAAGTAATCATTAAAACCAACTGTATCGCCTTTATTTTCTCTAAAATACTTTTCTTTAAGTCTTAACAGTTCTTGTTCTCTTTCCGCTTGTTGAATCATGGTTGCAAGTGTAAGCTCGTTTCCTTCTTTAGTATTACCAAGTTGAATGGTGGATGAGGCAAATAAATTGGCTTCAAAATCAGAAGTAGCACCAGAACCTGGCGGCCTCATTCTTGGAACTGTATAGTTTGCAAGAGCCTGGAATAATTCTTGTCCACTTACTTCTGTTTGATCTTGGCCAGTGATATCATTAAACAACCTTCTTAATGGTAAAGACACATTAGCTATTGGGCCAGTTTCAAAATTTGGGTTTTGTAATAATATTTGTGCAGATTGTAATCTTGGTAACAATTCTCTGCTTGTTGTTGCAATTTCTCTTGATGTTTTTATATCTGATTCGCCAAGTCTTGCTAATGATTTTATATATTCTTCTTCTCCTTTTCCCATCTGAATTACAGTAGCTTTGGCTTTTTCTTTATCACGTAAGAATGCAAGATATTCTGCTTCTGTGGGCGTTGAGTCTGTTCTTATATATTCTTCATAAGATGCTGGCCCTTTAGTTGTTTTAGGCGTAAACATTCTAGGATCTAAACCAGCTTGTATTAATTTTATTTGGTCAGCATATCTTGGATCTTGGGCAAATTGTTGCATCAATCTGTCTTGCTCAGCCTGTGCCTCTTGCTGTTCAAATTGTTGCTGTAAGCCTATAGCCCTACCAACTGGATCTCCTTGTTTAAAAGCCTCTGCTGCTACAGATAATCCTATAGCACGTCTTCTATTTCTTTCAACCTGCTCTTCTGGTGTTAAAGGTGTTTTAGGTTTTCCAAATCCCATAATTAAATCCCTGGTAATCCTGTTCCTGCGCCTGGTAAAAATGAAGGCATGTTAATCTGCGAGGCTATGTTTGAAGCTCCGCCAAGTCCTCCTACTGATAGTGGGCCAAACACGCCACCTGTAGCTAATCCAGCTGCCAATCCTAATACATCTCCACCAACACTTAATGGTGATGCAAATTTTTCTTCAACCATGTTTCTACCAATTAAAGGTGGCATACCTTGTATGCCCTGACCAAACAATCCTAATTGATATGCTGGGTATTGCTGTTGTCTCATAAACTCGCTGAAGTCAAAGTCTCTTTGTGCTTGTCCTATACCTCTTGATAGACCACCATAACCACCAAGTAAGCCTAGTGCTTGTTGTTGTCCGCCCAATAAACCACTTAGTAAACCAGCTTGTTGTTGTCTACCTCTAAGTTCTAATTCTGGTGCTAGCATAGCTATCTGTTGTTGTCTTGCTATGTCAGAACCAGCAGCTCTTTGTGCTTGCTCAATT